CCTTTGTCGGGGGGGGGGAAGATGAATTTGGTGGGTATACAATTGAGATTGACCAATTTGACTTTGGTCATGTTGCACACAAAAATACTAAACTTTATATTTGTGGAATAGCTAAAGATAATTTACCACCATTACCACCTAAAAATTTGTCATCTACTGATAGGTCAATTTGTGGTAATGTAAAAGGAACAAAACGCTGCACTCAATATCAACGTGAATATACACCTGATAATTTAATTGAATGGATGACAAAAGTTTGTAATGAACTATCGTAACCCTAAACTACTTAAACTAGCTAAAGATGCACCATGTATGAACTGCGGTATTATGGATGACACTATAGTGGCAGCACACTCTAATCAGTTAAGAGATGGCAAAGGTACTGGAATTAAGTCTGACGATCACCGCATAAGTTACTTATGTAGTATGTGCCACGCAAGAATAGATAATGGTAAAGAGTTAAGCAGAGAAGAACGCATAGAGTTATGGGAAAATGCACACAGAAGAACTATAGGATATTTATTTACTAGCGGACATCTGGAAGTTAAATGATTACTATAAATAAAGCAGAATTACATAATATAGATTGTATGGCTTTTATGGCTACCTTGCCTGATAAAGCATTTGACTTAGCTATTGTAGACCCACCTTATGGGATTGATGCAGGTGAATTGTTTAGTGGTGAAATTAGAAAAAGTGGTAATGGTGCGGCAATGAAAACTGCTTTTGAAAAGAAGTCGTGGGATTCAGAAATACCTAATGCACAATACTTTAAAGAATTATTTAGAGTTAGTAAACATCAAGTAGTATGGGGTGCTAATTATATGACTGAACATTTGCCACCTTCTATGGGTTGGATTGTTTGGGATAAAGATAATGGCACTACTAAATTTAGTGATTGTGAATTAGCTTATTCATCTTTTGATAGGGCTTTAAGAAAATATAAATATATGTGGAATGGTATGTTGCAAGGTGATATGAAAAACAAAGAAACTCGCATACATCCAACACAAAAACCTGTCAAACTATATGAATGGTTATTAACTAACTATGCTGAAAAAGGTCAAAAGATATTAGATACACATTTAGGCTCAGGTTCTATTGCTATTGCTTGCAATAATTTAGGTTTTAATTTAGTGGGATGTGAGTTAGACCAAGATTATTATAAAGCGGCTTGCAATAGAGTTAAATTAGCAAATGCTCAAGAAAGGATGTTTTAATGGGCAAAGGAAGTTCACAAAGACCTATAAGAGATAAAGAAGTATTTGAATATAATTGGGATAAGATATTCAACAAGAAAAAACGTAGTGATGATGTATCACCACACCTACACGAATACGAACTTAACAAGTCTACAGGTGAGTTGCAGAAGGTAGATAATGGCGACTAGCCCTACACAATTATCATTAAAAAAATTACGAGAAGAAGGATACACAGTAGCAGTAGTAGAACATTGGAATAGTTTTGCGAGGATACGCCAGGATTTGTTTGGCTTTATAGACTTACTAGCTTTAAAAGGTAAAGAAGTATTAGTAGTCCAAACAACAACAGCAAGCAATATGTCAGCAAGAGTTAAGAAGATAGCAGACCACGAAAACGTAGGTGCAGTTCGTGATGCAGGTTGGACTATTCATGTGCATGGATGGCATCAAGACGATAAGAAAAAATGGCATTGTAAAGTTAAGGATGTCAGTTGATAACAACAGATAGGTTACTTGCAATACTAGATGACTGGTCTTTATGGATGCACACATCTAACCATAAGCTATCTTATCCTAGTAAGTCATTAGGCATGGTATCTGGTGGCGAGTCTACTACAGATGCGTTTGAAGATATGTGTTCAGCTCAAGACATGACTAACGTCAGAACATTAGATGCGATCATACATAGTTTACCTAAAGAACAACAAGACGCACTTTACTGTAGATACTTAAAAGCTAGGAAACCACTAGCGTATGAATACAAATTAGAGATGGCAATGGATAACCTGCTCACAATATCTGGAAAGCGTATCAATGCTTAAAGCGTTTGACAGAACCCATTTTCATGGTATAATCGTTGGTGATGGGATAATTACGCCCACTCATTTTGTAATCTCCAACTTGCCCTATTTGAATAGGGCTTTTTTTTATGGTCAATGTTTGTGAACAATGCGGTGAAGCATACGACTCAACCGGTTATCCTGTTTGCCAAAATTGTCAGTTTGATACATTTATTAAGTTAAGGAAGCCACATGAAAGCAATGATGAAGGGCAAGGCAGCGAAAGTAAAGAAAGTAATGAAAGAGTTTAGTGCTGGTAAATTAAACATGGGCAAGTCATCTAAGAAAGTAACAAACCCAAAACAAGCAATTGCAATTGGTCTTGTAATGGCAAACAAAAAGAAGGGTAAATAATCATGCCAATGGTCGGAAAAATGAAGTTTGCTTACACCGAAAAGGGTAAGAAAGAAGCTAAATCATACGCTAAAAAAACAGGTAAAAAAGCAGTTGCTAAACCTGCAAAGAAGGGGATGAAAAGTGGCTACTAAACCAGGATTATATGCCAACATTAACGCAAAGAAAAAACGTATTGCCCAAGGTTCAGGCGAAAAGATGAACAAAGTTGGTTCTAAGGCAGCCCCCTCAGCAAAAGACTTTAGAGATGCAGCTAAGACAGCAAAGCCAGTTAAGAAGGCAAAGAAATGAAGGGCGTTAAACATTACTTACCTAATGGCACAGAGTTCAAAGGTGCTACACATAAGATGGCTAGTGGCTTATTTACAGGTAAAATACATACACCATCATCTAAAAAGCTAGTGCATTATAAAGATATAAAGCCTAAGAAAAAATGAGTGCAGCTTGGCAAAAGAAAGCAGGCAAGAACCCTAAAGGCGGACTCAATGCCAAAGGTCGTGCATCATACAATAAAGAAACAGGTGGCAATTTAAAAGCACCAGTAAAGTCAGGTGATAATCCTAGACGTGCATCATTTTTAGCTCGTATGGGTAATATGCCAGGACCAGAACGCAAACCTAATGGCGAACCTACAAGACTATTACTATCCTTAAAGGCTTGGGGTGCTTCATCTAAAGCAGATGCAAAGACAAAGGCAAAGAATATCAGTTCACGCAATAAAAAATAATGTTAAAAATATTTGTAGGCTTTGATGGTAAAGTAGAACCAGTTGCATATCATGTCTTCTGTCAGTCAGTAATAGAACACGCAACTATACCGGTGAGCTTTACTCCACTAGCATTAAATACATTATCAGAATACAAAGAAACACACACAGATGGAAGTAATGCGTTTATCTACTCACGCTTCCTAGTGCCATATCTATCAGACTTTAAAGGTCTAGCCCTATTCTGTGATGGCGATATGATATGTAGATCAGATATAGCAGAGTTAGTAAAAGACTACAACCTGAATGAAGCTGTAAAAGTAGTTAAGCACCACTATAAGACAAAGCATCCTATTAAATATTTAGGTGCAAAGAACGAAGACTACCCATGCAAGAATTGGAGTAGCGTCATGTTATGGAACTGTGGTCATTGGTTAAATAAACAACTGACACCAGAATTCGTTACATCATCTAGTGGTAAGTACTTACATAGGTTTGCCTGGCTAAAACATGAAGACCAAGTAGGCGAACTCCCTAAAGAATGGAATTGGTTAGAAACAGAACAAGAATATAACAAAGATGTTAAGTTAGTCCATCACACCCTCGGCACACCTTGCTTTAAGGATTATCAGAATACTGATTACGCAAAAGAGTGGTGGCAGACTTACCATAGAATGATATATCCCTTAACAGGACAAGACAAAGAGAGTGAATTATAATGGCGGAGTATCTACAAGCACCACCTAGAAAGAAAGCGTTAGGCTTATTAGCTGATACACTTACTTCAGGTCAGAATGCTTTAAATACAGTTAATGTGCCATATTTAGGTGGTTTAGGTGGTTTACTATTAGGACAAGCACCACAATATTTAGAAGACATATCTTATGGTATGCCAGCATTTAGAGGTGGTAATGTAGCCACAGGCGGTCTTGGAACACTTACACCAGATACAAGAATGTTAGACGTTGCAACCTTACCATTTGTAGGTGCAGGTGCAGCAAAGGTAGGTCAAGTAGGTGCAAAGACATTAGGTAAAGAAGTAGCAAGACAAGTAGAAACAGGAACAGGCTTATTAGGTTCTAATGTAATGAACCCAAGAACAAACATAGTGCCTGTAGATAATGCAAAAGGATTATTACAATCATCTACAAAATTAGCACCTGAATTAAAACAACCTTTTATTGGGTATATGACAAAAGATGGTTTTACAGAAATGTTTAATCACGAAGCAGCAAAAGCAGCAGACTATCACCATTCTCATTTAATGAAAGACCCAGATAAATATTTAGATGATAATGCTTTAAGTTTTGTAAGAATGGGTGGTGAAAATGTATTTACTGTTAAAGGCAATGCAATACTAGACCCATATAAAAAAGACTCATCTAAACAACTAGGTATATTAGCTAAAAAGTTAATTAATGAAGGTGCAGACCCACAAGCACCATTTTATGTAGAAGATTTAGCATTACCTAAAATTGAAGCACCTTATCAAGGTAAACAAATAGGAACATTGCAAGACTGGTTAAAATACACGAAATAAACAATAGAGGGCAACCAACCTAACGGAGTTGCAATACAATGGATAACAATGAAGATAAAGAACCTAAAGTAGGCGCACCGGTAGGCAATACTAATTCTAATAAAAACAATAGAATATGGGCAAATCAATTAGGAAGTTAGCAGTCCAAGAAGACTACAAAAGAATACACGCTATTGCAGAGAAGCTATATGAGAAAGCACAAGAAGGTGATCTAGGTGCTATCAAGGAAATAGGCGATAGAATAGATGGCAAAGCTATAGCTACTACAGAACTATCAGGCGTAGATGGTAAAGACTTACCTATCAGCATTGGATTAGACTTTGTTAAACCAAAAGACGATAGCCCAGTTTCCTGATAAGCTAGACTTCCTATTCCAACCACATAGATACAAGGTAGCTTATGGTGGTCGTGGTAGTGGAAAGTCTTGGGGTATGGCAAGAGCATTACTATTACAGGCAAGCAATAAGCCATTAAGGATACTTTGTGCTAGAGAAGTTCAAAAGTCTATCAAACAGTCTGTTCATACATTACTTAACGACCAAATACAAACACTTGGGCTTGGTGCATTCTACGAGGTCTTGGAAGCAGAAATTCGTGGTCTTAATGGTTCAAGTTTTAGCTTTACTGGTCTTGCTACAAATACTGTCGAGTCTATTAAGTCTTTTGAAGGCTGCGATATAGTATGGGTAGAGGAATCACAAACAGTTAGTAAGAAGTCATGGGATATTCTTATACCCACTATAAGAAAGCCTGACTCTGAAATATGGGTATCATTTAACCCTAATATAGATACAGACGATACATACCAAAGGTTTGTTATCAGTCCACCAGATAACGCTAAAGTCGTTAAAGTTAATTACCATGATAACCCATGGTTTCCTGAAGTCTTGGAAATAGAACGTAAGCATAGTGAGAACTT